CTGGACGCAAAACCTTGGTTTTCAATTTCAGCTTATCCTCAACCTCAAGCTCTAGCCCTGCGATCGCATCATCATTCAAGGCATCATGCGGGAAGTTGAATAAAGCTTGAATCTGTTGGTTTTCGCCGTGTGGCAAGTAGCCAACAAGATCACCATCAAAAAGGATTTGGAATTGCTTCAGAGCTATTTCGGAACCAGTATGATCGATTCCGATTTGCTGTTTCAAAGAAAACATTTAGACCTCATTAAGCAGGTGTGAAAGTAATCGCTGTTACACCGTCGAATTGCAGGACATATTTGCCCTTCATAATAGAGCCCTTTTCCGCTTGCGGGAACTCAACTTCCTTGACAAAAGCGGTTCCTTGGTAGGATCCTGCGCCTGGCAGTGTGATCGTAACCGAAGTTCCCGCGTATGGCTCGCTCGTTGGAATCATCGAGGTTGTAATCGGAACAGCCGCACCCAACCAGTTAAACTCGATTTCAAGATCAGGATTTTTTCGCAAATCCCCAGGTCGCTCCTCCTCGTAACCGGAAGTCCCAAGATGCGAAATGTTGAGCGAATCAACACCGATCTTTATATTCCCGATTCGCGTTACCTGAGTCGTAATCAAACCAGTACCGGAAATGGTCGCTCCAAGTCCGGTTCGTGCTTTAGTCAACGCTGCCATATCTAGGGCTCCCCATAGTGAACCAAGAGATCAAAACTCACGATATACCGATGCTCTTGGTTTCCATCGGTCGGAGATTCTTGCATGTACTCATCGCCGGAATCGAAATCGACTCCATCGAGATCGTAACCGCTGACAGTTCCGCGAAACGAATCAATTCCGGTTTCGCGAATTGCTTTTTCGATCGCATTGCAGGTTGTTCTTGTCAATGCGTAGCATTCAAGCGTCACCCTAGCATGTGCCGACTTACCGACACCGCTTAGCATGTGGTCGCGTTGCGTTGATGTGACATAGTAAACAACTGCTGGCAATTGAGCACCTTGCACCAACGCATCGGGATACATTCGCTGCCCGATGAGCGTTGATACTGTCGCATAAGACAGAAGCTTGGTTCGAAGTGCTTCGCCGATCGCTGACAAGGCTTAACGCTCCCCGCTTATGATGTAAATGGTCCGAGATGCATCTTCGCCGCCGGGTGCATTGCTAACGATCTTGACAAACCGGACAGCCTCAAAAACGTCAGGGTTGAGTGCAATGTATCGACTGGCCGCGACCGTCACCGCGTACTCAGTTGAGCCGTTGTAAAGAGCAAAAAAGTTATCGCCATCCCTCGATGCTTGGAACTTGAACTCGGTTCCTTCAAGCGTTGCTGGAGTCAGGATCGCAAGCGGTATCCGCCCACCGTCCATCGTGGCTGTCGTAGAAGTCGTCGCGCTTGCTGCGATTGTTACTGTTTGCGTAAAATTCAGATTCCTAGCCAAGGCGAAGCTCCTTGATTTCCTTGTTGAGTTGCTGCAAAAAAGCGGATTCCGCCGCCTGCCTAGTTCGGTCAAACGCCTTAACGGTTGCACGTTCTTGAATAGGAAATCGCGCTGTCGTTGGCTTGCTGTTTGCTGTCCGAGTGTAAACAGTACCTTTTCGGCTTGTCGTCGTGATCGTCTGGCCCGGCTTGCCCCAATGGTACCTTGTGTAAGTGTCGCCCCTGCGAACCGGCATAACAAACTGCTGCTTGTTACCGTTTGGGTAAGTCGCTCCAACCCAAACGACAATCCCAGAGCGTCCAACCTTGTGACTAAAGTGTTGCTTTGAATCGTTTTGGAACGCTGCGTTATTCTTGAATCGCTTTGACCATTTTTTCCGCGATCCTGTAGCCCTGGACGATCTTGCAATCGATCCGGCTTGCTTTGCAATTGGACGCCCAAACGCTTCAAGGCATCGACCCAATGGCCCATTGCGAAGCGTCAGCGGGATATCTTCAACCGCTTTGATCAGCGCTTGATTGATTTCAATGTTCACGCTCATGACACCACCGCCGAGCATACGAGTAGCATGTAACGCCGTTGGCCATCAACCGGATTGATGCCTGTTATGCCGTAGGTTTCGCCATCGAAGACAACTTGCATTTTGGTTGTGTAGCCCGATCGGTATCTAACGCGAAAAACTGCCCTAGTTCCCGCTTCTAACTGTCGTCCACGCATCGACTCAAAACCGTTTGTAGGCTGCCATTCGCATGGCTCATTTGCGACATACGCCGACCATGTGACGATTGGCTGACCGGCTGAATCAAGCGTCTCTGTCGGTTGCTGGATCGTGCATCTGTGACGCATCGCACCTAGTCGCAAATCCCTTGGTCGTCCGCTCATGGGTAAGTACCTCGCATGAACCGACGCACCAAAGCCTCATAAGGTCTAAACGACTGCAACGCATCCGACATAAGCATATCGCGGTTTTCAAAGTAATGACCAATCAAAAGTAGCATTGCAGATTTCGCAATCGCTGGAACTTTTGATCCGTCCTCAGAGTAACCGCATTTGTAGTTAATCGACCAAGCATCCCATCTGGCCGCTGTGCCTGGTAGCACTTGCAAGTAGGCTATGCGAATGTCCGATCCATGCAATTGATAAATCGAAGGTGAAAGCGTTTGGAGCGTGTTCGACCCGTCAAAGTATTGAATCGATGTTATCGAGTGAATCGGGCTCTTAGGAAGACTGAAACCGTCCGTCCAATTCGCGACCCTCAGTCGAAGCGTTTGAAAGCATGTAACGCCATCGATATCATGCTCCCATTGCTCCCTGGCTGCTTGGATTAATGCCGACAGATGCAAATCATGGCTTGTGTCGTTGCTTGCGATTTCCAGTTGCTTTTTCGCTTCGCTGAGCGTTATCGGCTCGGCTGTCGGTCCGCTCACTATTTCCGGTAGCAACTTCACGGCAAACCTTTCTAGCGATCCAAAGTTCCGCTTGTCCATCGGGCACGTCTACCAGCCGATGCCCGACTGGTAGACCCTGCCAAGGTTGTAAAAGCTCGACGATCACTAGACCACCAAGCAGACATCGCCATCGGCAGTGGTTGCCGAGGTGATCGGTGGGAACTTAGCCCGGCTCAGGACAGCGACAGCCGCGACGAATCCGCCTGAAGTTCCATCGCCAAAAGTAGCGACAAGCTTCAAGAACGGATCCTTGCCCCTCAAATCAATCTGAAAGACGCAAGTCTGGCCGTCATCGGTTGCCGATGGAAGGGCAAGCGTAGCACCACCAAGACCTGATCCACCAGCGAAGGTAGCACCAGTAATATCGGCGTAAGATCCGCCGCTTGTGGAGCTGTTTTGCACCTTCAATGCCGTCATCGCAATGTCGGTAGCACCAAGCTGGACAATGATCGTGGCGAAGTCGAACCCACGACAATCGATAACGTCAGCCGATGCCGAAGCGTTATCGAGAATAGCCGCTGGCTTGATTGCCGATACAAATTTGCAATGTTGCAGTTCATTCATAAAATCACCTTCTTTCTTTGGTTGTGTGTTGGTTAAGCGGCTGGGGTTTCAAGTCGGATCACTGGCCCCGCGTTGGTTGCGTCGCCGCGTTCATGGCAGTTGTAGTCCCATCGCATCGTCGAACGATGGGCGATCTGATCGAGCTCGAAGTAACGCGACCCGTCAACCGCGATGCTCAACCCGCGACGCATCCCCAAAGTAGAAGCCATTCCAAGATCGCCAAAGTAGGCAAACTTGGTCGACGCTCCGATCGTCTTTGGCAAGACTTGCGAATAGACGACAGGATAGCCCATGAACTGCAAGACCGGCCCGTTGCCGAGATCGACGTAATTATTGCCACCGGCAGCAAGTTGCAATCGAGCAAAAACGTTCCAAAATACCGCTTTGTGAACGAACCAAACTGGGTTCATTCCAGGATATTCGGGCAAACTTCCGGCAGCGTCTTGGAAAACTGCGATAGTCAACCCAGCCGCAGTCACTTGACCAGCAGCAGCGGTCTTGACCGATCCGGCATTGAGCACGTTTGCAAGACCTTGCACGCCGTGATAGCTAGCCCCACCATCGCCAAGGAACCCTGCTTGATCCGCCTTGAGAGCGTGTGCGCGAGCCATCGAAGTGGCAAGCATGTCGGCAATCGCAATTACCGAATCATCGTTCAACTCAGTCGGAACGCGGGTAAGCGTTCCCCACTTTCGAGCAACCAGATTGACCGGGCTGAAGGTCGGATCACTTGCCGTAATTTCCTGCGACTCTCCGACCGCGTAAGCAATCACGTCTGAGAGTTGACGAGGAACCGACAGGACGTCGGAGCTCATCGGATAGTTTCGAGCGTATCGCGGGACGACGCCGTAGGATTCGAACAGGCTGATAACAGCGGTTTCAAACTCAGGTGGAACCAAAGCACCGCCGGTCAGGTCGTTGGATCCGCTCATCACGTTTTCGACGCCATGATCAACGCACCATTGCTTGGCTTGTTGGTTGCCAAACAAGATTGCCTGAATCCACTTGCCGGAGCGATACGCTTCGATTTCAGCGTCTTGGCCTTTGAAGGCGTTCAGCACCTTGGTAGCTCGTGCCTTGGCAGGAATCTTGAACGACTTAACATCACCGCTGGCCGGATTGTCGGCGATCTTCTTGACTGTGTTGCTTACCATAGCTTCGACGCGAAGGGCACGCTCTCGATCCTTGGCAAGATTGGCAATCTGCCCTGCTTGCTTGTCGTCTCCAACAATCGCATCGATCTCAGATTGTTCTTCGGTCGTGAGATCGCGGTTATCCTCTTGGGCTACCGCTTGGATCGCTTGAACCTTGGCTTGGAGAGCCTCGATTTCGCTTTGCAATTGCTTGCTAGATTTCATTTCGACTACCTTTCGGAATTGTGGCAGTCGATAAACCAGAATAGCGGCATGACTGCCACGGGACAAAAAACTTTGAACCGTGTACCGTCTTGCCGCTAATTAGTTGCAAGTGCTTTGAGACTTTTGCTCAGACTCCAATCAGACTAGCAAACTATTTTCGCTTGTCAAGCCCGTTGGCAAACTGAGCCATCTTTGCCCTCAGCAGATTGGCTTTTGCATGATCGAATTGCGCAGCCATCTTTTTCTTTTTCTTGCCCGAATCGTATCGAGCCGTTGCCAATCCAGACTCAATAGCCGCATCGACTTCGAACCAGGTTTCGTTTGCCATCAAGGTTTCGATCTGCTTTGCATCGGATCCCATGAACTGCGAATAAATGTCCACCAAGGATCGATCGTAGCTTTCGAGGGCTTGCAACGTCTTGCGGATTTCGTCTTGGTTCCCGAAAGCTAGCCCCATCGCTCGATGAATCATTAAGCGCGACCCGTCTCCCATCAAGCGATTAGAACCGCCAAGGAAGATCACGCTAGCCGCCGACGCTGCAAGCGAATCATTCACGGTGGTAACTTCGCCGCCGTGGTTTTTGAGTAGATTGTATATCGCAATTCCTTCGTCAGCCGCCCCGCCCGGACTGTTGATGCGAACCGTCACCGCGTTGGATCCGAAAGCCTTCAAAGCTTTGCCAACTTCTTTGGCCGTGATTGGATTTTCGTCCCATCCATCGCCGACGACCCCACTCAAAAGAATCTCGTTGGTTTCGTTCAGTATTTCGATCATTTTGCACCTTTCTGTAGAGAAATCGCCCTGTTTTCCCACGTTCCGACTAGGTTTTTGACTGCGTTTTGTAGGTCTTTTGCACCATGCTTGGCCGCAAGTTCCGCAAGTTGCCTCGCTGATTCTTCGCAGTGGATCCTAGCTGAGTCTCGATCCAGTCCGATAGCTTCGACCTTATCAGCTAGTTTCGATTGCCACTTGGCGTAGTTCTTACCAATCCAAGCGACGAATTGACCTTTACCAGCTGCGTTGATCGCGTTGTTACCCTCAGTCTTGATTAGGTCGCGAAGCATAATTTCGACCGCTCTTGCGTTGTTTGTTGGGCTTAAATCGTCCGATCCGTTTTCGTTTTCGCTTGCATCCTCTTCGGTGTCAGCCGGATCCTGTTCATTTTCCCCAGGGCTGGCTTCGCCGGTCGCTTGCTGGATGTTCGGATTGATAAACTCATCGCCACCGACGTATGGATTAAGATCAAGCTTGGCCCGGCACTCGTTCGGGTTCATGATCCTCGACGAAATCGCAATGCTGAACGCATTAATTGTTGACTTCAGGTCAGTCCGAAGAATAGCCGCGGTATTGAACTTGAAGTAGATGCGACCGAGCCGTTTCTCGCTGTCGGTTCGCAATTTCATATCGCATTGCTCCTCAAACTGGACAAGCCATCGATCCAAGCATTGAAGATAAGCTAAAGCGTTTTGTTCCCTCGATGCGTAGCTGTTGGTTTCTCCATCCCCCGGCATTCCTTCAAGCCCAAAGAGCATTCCAATATCTTGCCGATTAAACTTTTGGAGTTCGACGAATTGAGCATCGTTGTTGTTCATCGAGATCGCGTTTGCCTTGACGCCTTCGCGAAGCAAACCAGCCTTTCCAGCGTTGTCCGCACCTGCCTCAGCTTTGTTAAATGCGTCGATGAACTCTTGAGCCTCATTTTCCTTGCGAAGCATTCCCGGAGGTGCTTCTAAAAACAACTTACCGCGAAAGCCTTTTTGGATCTGATTATTTTGAAACTTGACTGCCTCTTTCGAGTTGCCGAATGTCACGTTCGCAAGATCAAGTAGCCCTAGACCCTCAACGCCATCATACGAAAAACCGTTGATGTGCAAGACATCCGAATCATGGAAAACAAGATATCCGTTTTTGTCCGTGTCATAAGCATCGAACAATTCTTTTTTAGTCTGATCGTCTGGCTTGTAAACGTGGTATTTTTCACCCTCGTAAATGATCGTCCAAGTCTGTTCCGGCATCATCGGAATCAGTTCATCAATGCTTGATCCTGTGCGAATGATAGCCGCTCTGCCGTTGCCCTTTAGCAACGCATGGGACAATAACTGAGCCTTAAAAACTGTCGGGCTTTGGATCTTGTTTGGCTGTTCCCTCAATAGCCTGTAACCATCGTGCCTTGTGTCATTTACGGCGCCTTCGCCTTGCACCCGCTTTACATCGATTGGAAGCCTAGCGAAATCCCCGGTTAGCTTGTTATGAGCGTACCATGCCGGAGGCACGCCTAACGCATCCTTTACACCGACCTTCTTTGTCGATACGTCCCAATTATAACCGGCCCATTGAATCATCCGTTCGAGCAACGACATAAGACCTCCTAAGTGACGTAAAGACTACCAGATGCCCGCTCAGGTTGCAAACTAGCAACCCTGTAAGCCATGACCGCCGCAACCATCGGATCGATCTTGTCTTTTGACTTCGCTTTATCAAACATCCATCGATCCTGTCGATCTTTGCAGATGATCGCATTAGATGCGCACCAGCGAAGCAAATTATTTTTTTCGAAGACTAGCCGACCATCTTTCATTAACTGAATGAAGTCGCGAATAGCTTCATTGAAATTGCTTTGGTTCTGTGCCATTCGAGCCGCTGTCACGCCTGCCTTAGTAAGCTTTTCGCTTAGTTGCTGCCCGTTGTAGGGATCATAGGCTGTTGTCCCGATTTCGTGCAACTCAAGTTCTTCAATCAGCGATTCGGTAAGATCATCGATTGGGTAAGTTCGCTTTTCAAGTTCACCATCGAAAATGAATTGGCTAAAGGGCATCGCCGACAGGTCACGGTTTGAGTTGGAAGCAATGTAAGATCGTATTCGAAACTCATAGCGAAAAACCGTCTTGCCCTCATCGTCAACCGCGATCGGAAATCTTGCACAAAGAGCGTAAGCAGCTAAGTCGTCCCTGGCTCCAAGGTCAACGCCTGAGCCTAGCCCATCAGCCTGCTTCCAATCCGAAAGCGATCCAACGCAACGATCAAACGCTGCTAGGTCGAAAGCCTTTTCAGTCGATGAGACTATGCGGTTTCCATGGAACCGTGTAAAGCGATTTCGCCCGATAACGTGATGCTGATCTTTGTTCCACTGTTCACGCAAATATTCTCGTTTGATTGATACGCCGAGGTTCGGATTGGCTTTGATCCAGTTACCCTCTTCGCCTGGATCATCCTTTTCGTCTAGCTCGTAAATCAACGCAAATAGCGTCTCGTCTTTTTGGATTCCAGATACAACATTGACCGCGTATCGGTATTCCTCTAGCCACAAGTGCGAATCGTCGGCGCCAGCGGTTGTGATAATGAGATGCAAAGGTTGCGAACGCGAACCGGATCCAGTAACCATCGTATCATAGAACTTGCGATGGTGCTGGCCCCATGCGTGAAGCTCATCCATGACCACACAATGAGGATTAAGACCGTCAAAAGGTTTGTCCGATGAAACCTTGCGAATGTATGATCCGTTGTGCTGGTATGTGATTCGTTCGTTCTTTATGTCGCTATGCTTTTTGAGCGAGTGCGATTGCGAAACCATCCTTTCGCATTCACCATAAACCATATCCGCTTGGTCTTTTTTGGTTGCCGTCAAAAGTATCTGACCGACCGCCTCAGGCTGACCCGTCTTAGGATCAATATCAGCCATCGCCAAATAGTGACAGATACCCGCGATCAACGTGGACTTGCCATTCTTTCGGCCCATCGACCAATAGACCTTGCGGAACCTTCGCGTTTGATCTTCATCGCGTTTCCACCCAAAGATATTCCACAGTCCAAACAACTGCCAATCTTCAAGGATTAAAGGCTTGCCAGCGTATTCACCGATAGAATGCCTCAAGATCCCTGGAAAGAAATCGCAAGCGTCTTCCGCTTCCTGTGCGTCGAAGTGATACGGAAAATCTGGCGTAGATTGTCGCTTCATGTCGAGACGATACCGCATAACCGCATCCTTGACGCGATCGCAAGCAGCTATTGAGCCATCCTCGATAGCTTGGCAATATTCTTCGATGCGAAGCCTCACGCCGTTACAAATCAAACCGCTCTCCTCTCGGCTCGTCGCTTCAGCCATGATGTGAACTCATCTTCAGGTTCAGACTGTGGAGCTCTAAGCCTCGATCGACTCGATGGAGTTAGGCCAAGTTCCGCCTCACGCTTAAGCAGCCGATCGCTGTAAGTGTGAAACTGATTTGCTTCGGGTTTAAGCTTCGTCCTGCCCTTGTCGTCCATGTCCGACACGTTGCCGCCTTTAATCACCTCCCAAAGCGAGAGCATCATCGAGTAATCTAAGCAGTAACCCGCTATCAATCCCTCGTCGGTCACGGCCAGCAGATTCATCGATTCAAGCTGACCGCAAACCCACTCCCAGCGGTCTTTGGCCGTCGGATCCAACGCAACCGCATCGGGACAAGCAGGACGGCCTAGCTTCGCCTTGGGTTCGTCGGCATTGCGTCGCTCCGGATGCTTAATAAATGCCCCAGAGGCTTCTTTGGTTGCATTAGAAAGCGGTTTTCTGCCCTTAGCCATGCTCAAACCTCCAATTTTGGAGAACCACATGCATGCG